TACAAAATCGGTATTGTTCCTAAGGATTGTCTTGTCCTGACGGCATTTGTAGACGTTCAAAAAGACCGATTAGAGGTTGAGGTAAAAGGCTGGACGCCGGATTTACAATGCTATTCGGTTGATTATTTTGCCTTGCCGGGGCCTGTTGATGATATGCAGCCTGACGGGCGATGGCCTGAAACTTCCATATGGTCACGGCTATCTTTATTCTTCAATCAGACATATCAGCATGAGAGCGGGCCGCGCCTTAATATTGCGGCCATTGGTGTAGATACAGGATATGAGACACAGACTGTTTACAATTGGATTCGGTCACAAGACCCGTCAAGAGTGTTCGCATGTAAGGGGCATAAGAATTTTTACGCCCCAGCGATTGGAGTCCCTAAGGGTGTTGATGTTGATTTTCTGGGCATGAAAATACAGAATGGTGTCAAGCTTTGGATGGTTGGCACATCGCAGATAAAGTCCGAAATATATGGATTACTAAAGCGGCGGCCGAAAGTCAGCAAAGACCCAGAGGGGAAAGAGTTTTATGCATATCCTGCAAGGTACATGCATTTTCCCCAATATGATGAAGAATATTTCAGGCAGCTCACATCAGAGACAATTGTCACCGAGGGGAAAACGGTTAAAAAGCCAAGATGGGAAAAAATATCATCACACATACGCAATGAGGTTCTTGACCTTAATGTTGGCAATAGATTCCTAAGTTTACTGCTTGGGCTGGAACGTTTAACGCCGGAGAATTGGGAGGAAATACGGAAGATGGTATTTAACATAAACGATGCGCCACAGGCAAGAAAGCGATCTGCCGTGCTCTCGCGCGGGGTAGACGATTAGCCTTTATTGATAATGAATTTGCAATAGCATTAAAGCTTGACAAAGAGACATAATACAGCCTTTAAGACTTGTGTCGATTTTTGCCACAGCAGCAGAGGGCCGCGAATATTTAGCAGAACTCAAAGCCGCATATCGTGCGGTTATGACTGGTAAGTCATATACCATAAACACCGGCGGTACATCACGATCAATTACTCGAAACAACCTATCAGAATTGCGTGATGAAATCGTATTTGTAGAGTCAGAAATTCAGACCATGGAAAACGGAAGCGGCCTAAATGTAAAATATATCACACCGGGGCGTGATGCGCTGGCTTAATAAAGCTTTCGGTTTTCTTAAGTCTGGTCGCGGATATTCCGGGGCAGGATACCTGCGAGCCTTTCGTGATTGGGTTGTTTCATTCGGCTCGCCTGATGGCGAGATACTCAAAGACATTAAGTTAATTCGCGCACGGTCACGCGATCTATACAAAAATAATGCAATCGGAAGGGGGGCAATTGACGTACTTGTAACCAATGTTGTCGGCCGTGGCCTGAAAATGCAGACTGCATTTGATCGTGATGTCATTGCCGAACATAATGGCTGGTCTGAACAACAAGCAGATGAATTTTTTGAAAAACTTGAAAAGAAGGTAGAACGGCGATGGAAACGGTATTTTCAATCTACTGAGGTTGATGCACGACGTGTTTCTAATGGATATGCGCAGCAGCGAATGATTCTCCGAAATGTCTTACAATCTGGGGATATATTTGTCACAATGCCAATCATCAACCGGCATGGGTCAGATTATGGCCTTCGTGTTGGTGTGATAGAGGCCGATCAGGTACAAAACCCAATTGGATCTTTTGACAATTCTCACCTGCGTGATGGTGTCGTTCTTGATGATAATGGCGTACCTATTTCATATTGGGTAAACACAAACCAAGAGCAATTGCCGCAGTGCATGGTAGAATTTCCAATTTATGGCAAAGAGTCAGGGCGTAGGATGATATTGCATTTGTTTACTGAAGAGAGGCCGGGTCAGAATCGTGGTATCCCATTTCTGGCGCCAGTGTTTGAGGTTCTCAAGAATGCAGACAGCTATAAAAAGTCAGAGCTTAATGCAGCGCTCGTGTCGTCTTTTTTTACCGTATTTATCAAATCAAATACTGTAGGAACGATTGGACAATTCGGGAAAAAGAATGAACCGGCGGACACTGCCAATGACCTTAAGATGGGACCAGCGGCAATTCTCGAATTACCACCGGGCAAAGATGTTACATTCGCTGACACAAAGCGCCCAAATAGTGGAGTCGATGCGTTTTTGACGGCATTATGGCGCGAGGTTGGCACGGCGCTCGGCATACCATACGAGGTCTTAATTCGCCACTTTACTAACAATTTTACTGCGTCAAGGGCGTCACGCATTGAATTCTGGAAACTTGTAAAAACACTGCGCGAGTGGATGGTTGACCATCTATCAATTCCGCATTACAAAGAATGGTTTATCGGTGAGGTCCTCGCCGGTCATTTTGATGTACCGGGGTTTTTTGATAATCCAGAAATACAAAATGCGTATATGGGCTCTCAATGGTTTGGTGAGGCGCTTGGAATGATAAATGAGAAAGTTGAAGTTGATGCGATTAAATCACGCGTGGCCCTCGGTATTAGCACACTTACAGAAGAGGCCGCCGAGGCACTCGGTAATGATTACGAGGAAGTGATCAGAACGCAACGCCGCGAAAAGCGTCTGCGCGAAAAGTTGAATACACCAAATGACATTGACATTGAAAAAGGGGGAGCAAGTGGAATACCTGCTATACAAGCCAGAAATATACCTAAACCAACCGAAGCTGCGGCTTGAGGACATGAATAAAATCGGCGCGCAGCTACTTGCTGCATGTCCGAGAATTCAAGATGGGGTTGGTATAATCCCTGTTAATGGTTGCTTGTATCAGCAAGATAATATTGAGATGTTTTTTTTCGGCGGCACGAGTTACGGCCAAATTCTAAATAATATCGATGCATTTGAAAAGGATGCAAGTGTAAAGGCGATCATTCTCGACATCAATTCTCCCGGAGGAGATGCTGCGGGAGCATTTGAAACTGCGGAGAGAATCAGGGCATGCAAAAAACCGACAGTAGCATATGTTGGCGCAATGGCCGCTTCAGCCGGATACCTGCTTGCAGCGGCCTGTCGAAAATCAGTCGCACATAAAACCGCATTTCTTGGTTCAGTTGGTGTGGTTCATTGCGAGGCAAAGCGCGATGGTGAAAAGCTCGTATATGTTGTTTCTGATCTCTCGCCGAACAAAGTGCAAGACATTGGCACACCTGAGGGGGTGGCATCAATCAAGGCACATGTCAATTCACTGGCGCAGAGCTTTGTTGAAGATTTAGCAGAATATCGCGGTAAACCAGAGGCAGAAATCGTCGCCGAGTTCGGGCAGGGCGATCTTGTGAATGCGAAAACTGCTTTACAAAAGGGGATGATTGACGCTGTAGGCAATTTTAGGAGCGCGTGGGCGATAGCCGAAAAGGGCGAGGTGTCACCGCTTATTGATAATGGAAAATCATTATCAGTAAAAACCAATTCGAGCAACGCTCGCGGGGGTAAAATGGCAAAGAAAAAAATGGGCCTTGTGCTTATTAATGAGGGCGACGCGGGCGAAGGCGTCGAGACTCAAGAAGTTACAGCGGAGGTTTTGGAATCTGAATTTCCAGAAATCTGCCAGCAGATTCGCGACAAAGCCGCAGAGGAAATGAACAAGGCGGCGGCAGAGGTTGAGGAAGTCGCAGCGTCGGCTGATATGGAAAACCCTGCGGAAAAAGATGCGGTTGCTCAAGCAAGATCGGGCAAGATTACAGCCGCACAATTGGCAAAGGAACTTGCAAAGGCCAAAATGTCTTTTGCAAATTCTGACGAAGGCAAAAAGCGCATGCTTGCGAAACTGCGCGGATCAGACAATCCGCCTGCTCATACGGTGGGTGGTGGTGACTCTCAGCCTGCCGAGAAAAAGAACTACGCAAAAGCCGCAGCGAAATCACTCGTCGGCAAAGGGGGTAAGGTATGAACGATGCACTGGTTGATAACTTGGTATTGGGTGGCGTCAGCCCTCTTACCGATGTAAAAACCTTGGCGAGTGGGCAGTCTGTTGTCCGTGGTCAGGTTTTGGGAAAACTGACATCAGGCGGCAATCTCGCGGCCTATGTCTCAACAAACAATGATGGTACCGGGACAGCGTTTTCTGTCGCGGCAGAGACTGTCGATGCAACAGGTGGAGCAAAGCCAATCCTGTTTTTTCGTTTAGCGGAGCTTAGCGAGGATGCGCTTGTATTCTCTGCGTCAGGCGACAGCGCAACGGAAGTGGTAAAAGATGCACTCGCAGCGCGCAGTGTATTCATCAAGAAAACGGTCTAAGGGGGAATCATGGCAAATTTAATAAGTAAAGACGACCTGCGGGCCGTAGCAACGGCGGTTGAAGAATTCAAAGCGCCAACAACATTTATCGGGAAAACCTTTTTCCCGAACACCGAAGAATTTGGTACAGAAAATATTGATTATGATCTGTACGCAAGTGATCGCAAAGTTATCGGCTTTGTACGCCGTTATCAAGAGGGTCAGTTTGTCGATAAAATCGGCATCCAGACAAACTCGGTAACGCCGCCTTACTTAAAGCCAAAAATGATTGTTTTCCCTTCGGACATCCGTAAACGTATGGCTGGCGAGTCCGTATACGTTGAGGGCAGTGAGGAGCTTTCAAAGCTGGTTCAGGAGTATCTGACAAAGCGGGTATACAATGAACTGGAGACAAAAATTCAGCGCACGATTTTGACAATGCAGGCGCAGGCCGTGATTGAGGGGAAAGTCACCGCAAAAGATCAAGGCGGCGTGAATACACTCTATGAGATCGACTTTGGCCGCACGTCTGCTTTGCAAGCCGCAGCGTCAAACCGGTGGACAGCCGGCAACGCTAACCCAATTATTGATGTAAGGGGTAAAGCCTCGCTCATCAACAAATTAACCGGTTTTCGTGCGACAGACTGCCTTTTGGGTGAAGATGCCGCCGATCAGTGGCTGTCTTTGAATGTTGTACGACAAGCAATCTCCAAAGATTGGGCGTCACGCGGAGAACTGACGCACAAGCTTGGAGAAGATGGCGCGGTTTGGATTGGCCATGTTGACGGCATTGACTATTGGCGCCTTGATGATTGGTATGTTGACCCGGCAACCGGTGTTACAACTCCTATCGTCGGAGCAAAAAAAGCCATCGTGTTTTCTCGAAATGCACCGGGTACTATGTACTATGGTGGAATTGAACACCTTGAGCAAATGAAAGGGGCGCGGTATATGAAAGAATGGACGCAGGAAGATCCCGCCGGGCAGATAATTCAGGTTCATTCAGCACCTCTGCCAGTAACGAATCACAAAGATTCGATTGCTTGCTTTAGCGTTTTGTCGTGACATTCTTAGAGCAGGCAGAGTTTGATGTTCGATCAATTCTGTCTGCTGAGTTTTCACACCGCGCAAGGATCAAAGTTGTCAGAGATAGTATTGAAACGACTGTTGACCTGCGCGGGATATTTGACCGAACGTATACCGAATCGAATGGTGAGGGTTTGCCTGTCAATTCGCGAAACTCCCGCATCTCCATCGCTGCAAATGAGTGGCTTGAAAAAACGGGTTTCAAACTTGAGAGCGGTGAAGCTGATTTCAAATCAGACGTTGAAATATTTGGTGATGAATCCGTCAATGGTGTTCATTTCAGAATTTCCA